ATCCTCCTTTCGGAGCACCAACTGAAGTTGTTGAATCTTCAGGTGATATTGTAAGAAGAAGTTATTTAGGATTCTCAAGTCAATTTGGGGTTGATGATTCATTCTTACAATATAAAGGAACACAAAATCCATTGAACTGGATAGCGTCTCCAATACCTGTTGAGGGTCAAACTTGGAATTACTTAAGTAAAGGTTTCCACATGGACTCTGGTGCAACTGTCGTTACAATTTCTAACTCTGAACTAACAAGTGGACAAACTGCTTTTGAGTGTGGAGTTGCTGATTTCACAAGAGACCCTGAGACTCAAGAAAACCCTTACTACTTTATTTACTCAAGAAAATATACAGTATGTTTTGCGGGTGGATTTGATGGATGGGATATCTATAGAGAGTTCAGAACTAATCAAGACCAATTCCAATTAGGTGCGACAGGTTACTTGGCAGGAGCATCCGCTTCAACAAGATATCCAAATGCAACTGGTGATGGACTATTCAAAAGAATTGTAGTTCAAAACAATACTCAAGATTTTGCAAATACTGACTACTACGCTTATTTATTAGGAATTCAAACATTCTCTAATCCTGAAGCGGTTAACATTAACGTGTTTGTTTCACCGGGTATTGATTATGTTAATAATAGTGACTTAGTTGAATCAACAATAGACATGATTGAAAATGAAAGAGCGGACTCACTTTATATTACAACAACTCCCGACTATAATATGTTTTTACCAACAACCACAGGTAATGATGGTATTATTTATCCTCAAGAAGCTGTAGATAATTTAGAGACAACAGGAATTGATTCTAACTATACCGCAACTTATTATCCTTGGGTATTAACTCGTGATAGTGTAAACAATACACAAATATATATACCAGCAACTGCTGAGGTAACTAGAAATTTAGCCTTAACAGATAATATTGCATTCCCTTGGTTTGCGGCGGCAGGTTACACAAGAGGTATTGTAAACTCAATTAAAGCACGTAAAAAATTAACTCAAGAAGATAGAGATACTCTTTACCAAGGAAGAATTAACCCAATTGCAACCTTCTCTGATGTAGGAACCGTAATTTGGGGTAATAAAACTTTACAAGTAAGAGAGTCAGCTCTTGATAGAATTAACGTGAGAAGATTGTTATTACAAGCTCGTAAATTAATCTCAGCAGTATCTGTAAGGTTATTGTTTGATCAAAATGATGAACAAGTTAGACAAGACTTTTTAAACTCTGTAAATCCAATATTAGACGCTATTAGAAGAGATAGAGGTTTATATGATTTCCGAGTTACAGTTTCTTCTGACACAGCAGACTTAGATAGAAATCAAATGACAGGTAAAATTTATATTAAACCAACAAGATCCTTAGAATTTATAGATATTACATTCTATATAACACCAACTGGAGCTTCATTTGAAGATATTTAATTATTAAAATGAAAAAAAATAAAAAAAAGGAGGCGAGTTCTCCTTTTTTTTATTACCTTTGTTTTCATAAAGAAAAAAACTATGAAAATTAATCCTATTGATTTAATTCCGGCAGTAAAATATTATTCATTTGATTGGGATGATAATTTAATGTATATGCCAACAAAAATTTATCTTTTGAATGATAAAGGTAATAAAGTAGGTATGACCACAAAAGATTTTGCGGAATTTAGAGACATGGTCGGAAAAAAATTATTTAAATATAATGGACATACCATTGTTGGACCAGCAAAAGATGCTTATATCGAGTTCGGTGTTACTTATGACGATCAATTTTTAATTGATGTTATGGTCTCACCAACAGGACCAGTATGGGATGATTTTGTTGAAGCAATTAATAATGGATCCATTTTTTCTATAATTACCGCAAGAGGTCACACACCATCAGTAATTAAACAAGGTATATATAAACTAATTAAATCAAACAAAAATGGTATTGATTCAAATAAGTTGGTTAAAAATTTATTAAAATATAAAGATTTAGCGGATGAGGGTAAATTATCTAAAGATAAACTGATAAAATCATATTTAGATTTATGTCGTTTTCACACTGTTTCTTTTGGAATGAGTTCTGAAACAAATCCAGAACCAGGAAAAATTAAAGCTATGGAAGAATTTATTAAATATGTTAAAAAAATTTCACTCCAGCTGCAGAAAAAAGCTTTAATAAAAAATAAAATAAATAATTATATTAAGCCATTTATTGGTTTTTCAGATGATGATGTAAAAAATGTAGCTAGTATGAAAGATTATTTTAAAGATAAAGAAGATAATATACTACAAACTTACTTAACATCAAGAGGAATAAAAACAAAATATTAATAATAAATGCTAGTACTAGTATATTTTATATAAAAAAAAATAAAAGTAAATAGAAAAATTTTATTTATCGTATATTTATAATAAAAATAAACATAAAATTAAAAATTAAAAATTATGGCTGATTTGTTAATGAAAATGCCAGTTCCGTACGAACCCAAAAGGCAGAACAGGTTTATTATAAGGTTTCCTTCAGATTTGGGTATCAACGAGTGGTTTGTGGAAAGTGCTTCAAGGCCATCAATAAAAATCGGTTCAACCGAAATACAATTCTTAAATACTTCAACATTTGTTGCTGGTAGATTTAATTGGGATGCAATCACAGTTAAATTCCGTGACCCAATTGGGCCATCTGCGGCACAAGCTTTAATGGAATGGGTTCGTTTATGTGCTGAGTCCGTTACAGGTCGTATGGGTTATGCTGCAGGATACAAAAAAAATGTTGACCTTGAAATGTTAGATCCAACAGGAGTTGTTGTAGAAAAATGGATATTAGAAGGTACATTTTTAACTGATGTTAATTTTGGAACATTATCATATTCTCAAGATGCTTTGGCAGACATTAGTGGAACACTTCGTATGGACCGTTGTATATTAGTTTATTAATTTCTTTTAAATAAAACTAAAATATATCTATTCATAGATACGATATTTAATTCCCATATATTAATATGTATGGGAATTTTTTTTTATTAAAATAACAAAATATATTAATTATTAAGATTTTAACTAAAAAAAAGAAATATATTTACAAAAAATATAAGTAAAGTATCTTTATAATAAAAAAACAATTATGGAAAACGATTCAAAACAGTATGGTCAAATGGATTTTAATTTACCTCACGATGTTGTATCTTTACCTTCGGGTGGTAAATATTATAAATCTAAAAAGAAAAGTGTTAAAATTGGTTATTTAACTGCTGCCGATGAAAACACTCTTTTAAGTATGAACCCAAATAAAACGATTAAGGAATCAATTGTATTACCGTTATTAAGAAATAAATTATATGAAACGGATATTAGGCCTGAAGATCTTTTAGATGCGGATATTGAAGCATTATTAATATTTTTAAGAAATACATCTTTTGGTCCTGAATATGTTGTAAGTGTTACTGATCCACAAACAAATAATGAATTTAATGCAACAATATTACTTGATGAATTAAATATTAAAAAAATTAATATTGAACCTGATGATAATGGTCATTTAAAAACAACATTACCAAGAACAAAATCTAATGTTACGTTAAAATTTTTAACTATGAGAGATTCTGTTGATATTGAAAAAACTTTAAGTGGATATCCATCAGGAATAATACCACCTATTGCGACTCTTAGATTAAGTAATATGATCGTTGATATTGATGGTAATACTAATAGGGGAGATATTGTTAAGTTTATTGATAATATGCCAATAATGGATTCAAAACATATTAAAAACTTTATGTTAGAAAATGAACCAAGATTAGATTTAATAAAAGAAGTTATCGCCCCGTCAGGAGAAAGAGTAATGGTGAACATTGCTTTTGGGGTGGAATTTTTTCGGCCTTTCGTCTGATTACTCAAAATTTATATTAGACGAATTTTATTTATTGGCAAAGATGTTAAGAACATCTTATTCCGAATATTTAAAAATGCCAACATATGTGAGAAGATATCTTATTGATAAAATCATTGAGGAACACAAAAAAAATAAATAATTTATATTTATTATAAAAACAACATATGATGGGTCCACCTTCAAAACCTAACTTAATTCCTGAGGGATCACTTTCAGCTCCTGTTGATAATACAATACTCGACGATAAGCTAATAG